GATAATAGTGGTTTTTTTGAAACGATACAAGACTGGTTAGAAGAATGTACTGAAAATGGAGTTTTTCCTAAATTAGATAGTAATTATTCTCCGGTCGAAATAAAAGCGATAACGAGCGGTTATTTGTTTGGTATTAGCGAAGATATGTCGAATGCTAGATACCAAATACAATGCCGTTTTTTATATGACAAGGAAGGTGAATAAAAATGGAAAAGAGAAAGAGACATTTATGGGCTCAAGGTCTTAAAACAAGCGAAACTACATTCGATAGAATGGGTAAAGGTATTACAAGTCTAGAGTTATCTTATAACGCTTCTGAAACATCAGAAAAATATATAGATGAAGAAGTTAAAACAACAACTATCGATGAATATGCTCCTTCATTTGATGGAGAACAAACTTGTTATAAAGATGAACCTATTTTTGAATACTTAAACAAAAAAAGATTACAATTAGCAACTGGTAGTGATGCAGAAAGTGAAGTAATCAATGTAGACATTATGGATAAACAAACAGATGGTAGTTATACTGCTCAAGTATTTGCTTGTTCTATATCTATCACTTCATATGATGGTACAGTTCTTAAATATAAAGTTAATCTAAATAGTGCTCCAAAAAATGGTACTGCAACAATTGCTAATAAAAAAATAACATTCACAGAAAAAGATTCAGAATAATTAATGGGGGTACAAAGATGTACCCCTTTATTTTTATATAAGGAGGAAAAATGAATAATACAGTAAGTTCAATAACAGTAAAAAAGAAAAATGTATATACAATAAAAATTATGGATGAAAATGGAAAATATACAGGAAATAAACTTGAGTTTAAATTAGATGATGTAGATTTAATGTTAAAATTAGAAAAAGCAGCGGAAGAAGTAGACAAAATAAAAAATAATATTAAAATGCAACAAGTAATAATAAGTAAACGACAAGACGTTCCAGGAAAATACGTATTATCTAAAAATGAACAAGATTTATATAATCTTTATTCAAATGGTTATAAAAATATAAGAAAAGCAATAGATAATTTTTTAGGAGAAAATGGATGTCAAAAAGTTTTTGGTGATACAAATTCTCTTGAAATGTTTGATGATTTAATGGAAATGTTAAAACCTGAATTTTCTAAAATGGGGTTAAGTTTTGAAAACTTAAAAAATAGAATAAAATCTAAATATTCTGATAAAAAGGAAAATGTAATTTGATATTTCCAGAATATGCTGAAATCAATGGTAAAAAATATAAAATAAATACAAGTTATAAGGTTGCTTTAAAATGTTTAGATGTAATTAATGATTCTGATATAACGGATTTAGAAAGGGCTCTTGCAGTCGTTTTTTTATTGTTTGAATTTATTCCTGAAAACGATGAAGATATAGCTTTACTTCTTGAAAAAGCAAAAATATATCTAGAATGTGGAGAAAGTAAAGAAAATCCAGAAGATATAAAAAAAGATATGGATTACAGGAAAGACTGGAAATATATAGTTCCAAGTTTTGAAAGTGATTATCATGTTGACTTATCTAAAACAGATTTACATTTCTGGCAATTTTATTATTTGCTAACAGGTTTAACAGACAAATCAATGTTAAGTAGAGTAAGAGATATAAGAAATTATGATTTATCTACAGTAAATGATGAAAAATTCAAAGAAAAAATGAGATTAGCAAAAAAAGAAGTAGCACTTGATGATGAAGAATATACAGAGGAAGAACAAGAAGAAATAAATGAATTTGAAAGCCTATTTTAGGAGGTGATATAATGGATGGTTCAATTACAATAAAAACTAAAATAGATAGTTCTGGTATAGAGGGACAATTAGAACAAGTAAATGAAAAAATAAAAATACAAGAAGAAAAGTATAAGAATACTAAAGATTCTCTTAATGAGATTACTAATTCACTTAAAACAAATAATGCAGAAGTAGAAGGAATGGTTAGTAATTATGAAAAGTTAAATTCAATAATTAAGGACATGCAAACAAAAGCAGATTCTCCAAAAGGATTATCTACAAATGAATATGATAAACTTGATAAATATATTGCAGAAAGAGAAAAATTAGGAAATAGTATAGATAAGGTAAATGCAAAAATAGTTAAAGAGGAAAGTCAACAAAAAAAATTAACTTTATCTCTAAAACAACAAAAATTGCAATACGACCAATTAATTGGGAAAAAACAAAAATTAGAAGTAGAAGCATTTAAAAAAAATACAATAAATGTAGGAAAAATGAATGATGGTATAAAACAAAGTATAAAAAGTTTGTCAAGATATGCATTAGCATTATTCAGTTTGTCGACAATATACTCATTTTTATCATCATCAGCGAATTCTTGGTTAAGTTCTAACGATTTAGGTGCTAAACAATTATCAGCAAACATTGAGTATATGAAATGGGCGATAGGTAAATCACTCCAACCGGTCATAGAAACATTAGTTTCTTGGATGTATAAACTATTACAACTTATAGGAATGGTTGCAAATGCATTATTTAAAGTAAATATCTTTTCTAAAGCATCAGCAAAGGATTTTGAAAGTTCAAAAAAATCAACCGCTGGAATAGCGAAGAATACAAAAGAAGCAAGTAACAATTTAGCAAGTTTCGATAAACTGGATGTACTCCAAGAAAACAAAGATTCGAAAAGTGGAGGTGGTTCTGATTTCACAATGCCTACAACTGATTTAAGCGGTATGGATATAGAAGTACCAAAATGGATGCAGTGGATTTTAGATAATGGCGATTTGATTATAAGTATTATAGGAGGTGTTACCGCAGCAATATTATTATTAAAACTAGGTGTAGGTGGATTAATTTCACTTGGTATAGGTATTGCAATAGCAGGAGTAATTTATTTAATACAAAGTGTAATTAAATATCTTAAAGATCCATCGTTTGAGAATTTTGGAAAGGTATTAGCCGGAATTGGATTAATCATTGCTGGAATAGCAATTGCTTTTGGTGCATGGCCAGTTGCAATAGCGGGTGCAATAGTTGCAATAATAGGAATAATTATATCGAATTGGGAAAAGATAAAAAATTTTGCACTTGGAATAGGTCAGTGGATAGAAGAAAACTTTGGTTTGCTTGGAGAAATAATAAATGTTTCGATTAAAGATGGATTGTCTGCTTTTGAAGTTTTATTTGGTGGAGTTAAACAAATCTTTGATGGAATAATTCAAATTGCTAAAGGAGATTTAGCAGGAGGATTAAAAACAATTTTTGCAGGTATCGTTAATGTAATCATTGGTGCATTAAATGTTATGATAAATGCTTTAAATGTTTTAATATCTCCAGCAAGGGCATTAATAATTGCATTTGGTAAAGTTACAGGTAAAAATTGGAACATGAGTAATATAAAAATACCATCAATTCCAAAAGTTAGGCTTGCAAAAGGTGCAATAGTAAATAATCCAAGAAGAGGTGTTGATGTAAATATGGGTGAAGATGGTGCAGAAGTAGCATTACCACTTGAAAATAACACAGAATGGATGGACACGCTAGCAGATAAAATAGCAAGTCGTACTGGTGGAGATAGACCACTAAATATAAAAGCGACTGGTACACTATCTCAATTAATAAGATTATTAAAACTTGAACTTGATAAAGAAGATGATAGAAGAGGTGGTTCTATGATAAAAGGTGGTACAATATGATAGTATCAGATTTTTTAATAGTAGATGGTATAAAGTTTAATATTCATGTAAAAACTGGGGTTAAAAGAACCGCAGATTTTTTATATAAATATGCAAATAGACTTCAAACAGGATGGCTTGAATCTGAATTAATAGGTGTTTATTTTAACTACTCTAATATAAGTTTTGAAAAACAAACAGATAAAAACTATAATGAATATAATTCTTTGTATGATAAACTGACAGAACCAAATGAAGAACACACAATAACAATAGCAAATTTTACTTTCCAAGCGTATTTTGCTAATGTTTCTGATGAGATTTATAGTTATAAAAATGGTAGAGCATATTTTAAAAATTTAACTGTAGAATTTAAAGCAGTAGGACCAGCAAGAACATGAGAACTTATTCGAAAATAGTTTTTGGTTTGTATGATGTAACTGCAAAAGATGATGCTCAATTAACTGCAAACGACAAACAAACATTTTGTAATTTAGATGAATTACAAGAGGAAAATGTTAATGAAGTAAAATATGCTACACTTGAAAAAAATTATTTTAACCTTGATGGAAGTAAAGTTCTTTTGAATTACACTTCAAGAGCGACGGGTACGGGTTTATGGAGTAAATCAATGTCTGATAGCAAAGGTTTATTCCAAACACCACCTACGCTCGTGATTAATTTTTCACAATCCCATTCTTCAAATGGTTTAACTTTTCAATTTTCAGAAGATAATTATTGTAGTGACTTAAATATAAAATATTATAACGGAAGCACACTCATAAAAGATTTAAATTTTACGCCTAATAAGAGTACTTATTTTTGTAGTGAAATCGTTGAAAATTATAATAAGATAGTAATAACCTTTAAGAAAACAAACAATCCTTATAGATATCTTAAATTAATTAATATTATATATGGACAAAATAGAGTTTTTGAACCAAGTGAAATAACAAGTGCAAACATTTTAGAAGAAATAGATCCATTATCAAATGAAATAAGTATAAATACTTTAGAGTTTTCAATATTTTCAAGAGATGAGTCGTTTAATATGCTTAATCCTAAAGGTATATATAAACTTTTACAATCAAGACAAATGTTTAAAGTTTATGAAATGAATGACGGAAAAGAAATGGACATGGGAACTTTTTATCTTGATGAGTGGAAAAATGAAACAGAAGCAATCTCTAATATGAAAGCAATTGATTTAATAGGATTGCTAGATAAGACTACTTATTATGGTGGAATCTTTTATGATGAACAAGTAGATATAATCTTAATTAGAATTCTTGAAACTGCAAATATGGATGAACATACAATTACATTTGATGATGATAATTTAAGAAAAATTCATTTAAGTGGTTATATTCCTATCTGCACACATAGAGAGGCAATTCAGCAAGTATTGTTTTCCGCGGGATTAGTTGCTGATTGTAGTAGAAGTAAGAAGATAAAAATTTATAAACTTAAAGATTCAAATATAAAAAATATACCATATAGTAGAAAAAAGCAAGATTCAGAAACCATTGAGTTGAACGACATTGTAACTGGTGTACAAGTAACATCACATCAATACTTGTATAATACAAATACACAAGTATACTCTGAAAAGAAAGAATTATATAATGCTGATTTAGATGCAGGAGAACATTTTATTAAGTTTAGCGAACCAGTCTATGGAATAACTGTTGAAGGTGCTACATTATTGGATTTTAGTTGCGCATATGCAAAAGTAAATGTAACTACTAAAGGTAATGTTAAGATTGAGGGTTATGAATATTATCATATAACAAAAGTATATGAGTCTAAAATTGAGGTAAAGGATAATGAAAAAGAAAATGTTTTACAAGTAACAGATGCCACTTTAATAAGTGATAACAATGCTCAAGAAGTAGCAGATAGAATTCTTAATTATTATCAAAATACATATAAAATGAATGTTGATTTTAAAATTGAAGATGAATCGATTAGTGATACCGCTATTGTAGAAACATTATATAATCAAAAATTAAAAGGAAATATCAAAAAATTAGATATTGATTTAACAGGTGGATTTATAGCAAATGCATCTATTATTGGTTCACTATATGAGGAGGAAACAAATGAAAACACTGATAACGGATAGAGTTGAATTAGACATAATTGAGGCAAAAGAAAATCCATCGGCAACTGATTATAAAAAAGGAAATTATAATTTTACAGACCTTAACAGACTTGAAGAATGGTGTAGTTACTTGCAAAAGAAATTTAATGATAATGGTTATAAATTGAATCTAAATTTAAAACTAAAATATTATACCTATGAAGAGTTAAAAAAGTTTAAATACTCAGATTTAAAAGAAATGCTATTTATAGAACTAAAACACGGAAACTGGGGTATGGCAGACATACCTACATTATCCGAAATCAACAGAATAAGAGATAACATACAAACATTAAAAAATAATC